CAAAATTTAAAAACAAAGACTGGTTAACACAACAAAAATTCACCTCCTGGGTGCAGGTTTATTGTGATTTCCACAAAATCGAATTTGATGCAACAAGAAGGGACGCTACCGGCAATATTCGCGTATATAAGTTTGATAAGTTTCCGATTGCAAAAATAGATTTCTGACAAACTTTGTCAGAAGAAATAAACTTTGTCAGTAACTTTGTCAGACGTTAACTATATGATTATCAATAATTTACAAGCCAAAAAACAACTTTCTGACTATCTGACAAACATTTTTTCTCTTTTTATATATATTTTATTTTTTACTCGTATATATAGAAAGTAAGTTGTCAGTTTGTCAGAAATCCTTATAAATGATTGAATATCAGTTATTTAACGTCTGACAAAGTTGTTTTTAAAGTTGTCAGAATCTGACGAAGTTTGTCAGATAATTTTTTAACTATTAAGCTAATTAATACAATATGAATAACTTAACACTTGAACAGCGCAAAGAAAAACAACGCGCCTACCTAACCGCCCTCTTAAACCGCATCCCCACCAGCGAGCAGCAGCTTCAATCAAAATGCGCCGAGTTACTATATCACTTCTATCCTAATGACTGGAAGCGCCTGGTATGCGTACATAACAACTCTTTCAGGGCCAATACGCAGGGATTCGGCATTGTACCGGGCGCGAGTGATATGTACTGGCTTAATCCGGGAGGTGAAGTATTGTTTATTGAGTTTAAGTTTGGTTTACGTGGATGTCAAAGCGAGTCACAAAAGCAATGGGAATCACTTTGCTGCGATTTGGGACACTTTTATTATCTTTGCTATAGTGAGGCGGCTTTCTGGATTATCATCGGTTTTAACCAACCCTGTGAGGCCGATATAGATAAAATTTTGGAAAGGTTTATGTAATTGGTAAAATGATTACCTTTACTTTATTTTACTTTAAAAAATGACTAACTTACAAAAACGTTTTGCCGAAGAATATACAGTTGATTACAGTGCAGCAAAAGCAGGTAGACGCGCTGGTATTCAAGGAGATAACGTTGGAGTTACAGCATGGCAAATGTTACAATTGCCGGACGTTCAGGAATACGTGCAGCAATTACAGGCCGAGGCTGCATTGCGCTGCCATGTAAGTAAAGATGAATTGCTACGAGAGTTTAAAAAAGTAGGTTTCAGTAATATTACAAATTACTTACACAACGATCTCGATGTAAAATATTTATCGGAGGTAGAAGTTCCTGAGGCGATTAAGTCAATTAAAAAAACTGTAAAGTCGGGCGAAAATGGAACCGATATAACGGTTGAGATAACATTGCACGATAAACTATCAGCATTAACAAGCATCGGCCGGCACATTGGTTTCTTTAGTGAAGATAATGCCCAAAAGAACGCAATATTCCAAATAATGAACGTAGACCCGCTAACATCTCCCGATGAAGATCCAACAAACTACAGCCCTACGGAAGATAGCCAATCTTAAAAAACGCATTTGGTGTATTCAGGGAGGGCAAGGAGCTGGTAAAACCGTTGCTATCTTAATATTGTTAGTCAATCACGCCTCATCAAACGCGGGCCGTGAGATATTCGTAGCATCCGACGAGCTCAGCAAAATGCGGATAACTGTAATTAAAGATTTCCTGAAAGTAATGATAGGTTTCGGCATATTCGACCGTTCAAGATGGGTTGATGGCACACTTTACCGTTTTGCTAATGGCAGCTTTATCCGCTTCATAGGACTGGATAAAGAGGATATAGGCAAGGGGTTGCGTTCTGATGTTATGTTCGTTAACGAGGCGAACAAATGTAAATTCGACACATACCGCGAATTAACAGCCAGAGCCAAGCGGGTAATAATTGACTTCAACCCTAACAAAAAGTTTTGGGCACATCGTGAAGTTATTACGCGCGATGATTGCGACTTTTTGAAATTAACCTACCTTGATAATGAGTTTTTGGGAGTTGAGGAGCGGAATGAGATATTGCGTTATAAAGAGCGTGGATTTGCAAAGGTACCCGAAACGGGCGATTGGGCTGTAAACGAAAAAGGTGAGTTGGTTGTTATTAACCAGTATTGGGCTAACATGTGGACCGTATATGGACTCGGAATACCCGGACAGGTTGAAGGCCGCATTTTCAACTGGACTAAAATACCCACTGAAAAATATACCTCATTAAACAAACAGGAAGTAATCGGCAACGACTGGGGTAAAGTCGACCCGTGGGGGGTTGCCGGCTTAAAATACGACGACGGAACGCTTTACGTTGACGAAAAGAATTATAAATCAGAAAATGAGATTGAGCGCGAACTAAGCCAGCAGCAATTGCATACTATACGCGGATATGATGAAGAAGGCCTGGTTGCCTGGAAGTTTAAACAGTTTGGAATAAAGTATGATCAGAATATCAGCTGCGATAATAACCGACCAACTAAAATACTTTCGTTGCGCAATGCAGGATGGGAGTATGCAGTTGCAGTTGGCGCCAAGATGGATTTGATTAACAGGATTGGTTTATTAAGTTCATTGAACATATGCTATACAGACCGTTCGCCAAATATTGAATTTGAGCAGGAAACATATGCTTATGATAAAGACAAGAACGGTATTTTACTTGAAACCCCTATAGATCAGGACAATCACCTGATTGATGGTATTGCATACGGTGTTAGCTTGATGTTTAAATTAGGAATTATTAGGAATGTATGAGAAAGCACGGATTGGTACCAGAACTTGATTTAATATTTTGGACTGTAATTATTTCTGCAATATTCCTATTGAAATTGTTTTTTCCTAATTTATAATTACATTTACGACCAATATGGGATTTCTTGACTTATTCCGTTTCGGGCCAACTCCAATTAGCGTATCTAAAGACAGCGGAGGTAATTGGTTTTACACCATGTTTTCAAGTCGCGGCAATCAGCATCAATTCTTAGCACCTGAGCAAAAGTTAAGAATGGTATTAGCTTCGCCGGCCTGCATGACTATATTCTCATTACAGGCTGATATGTTTTCATTAGGAAAAGTAAACTCACAACCAGCCACGACAGGCGGAAAATCAATTCCGGAATATCTTAAAACATTACGCAAGTCACCAAACTATAAATCAGGATGGACGCAATTCTACTGGGATTATATGTTTTGGCAAATGTTAGGAACCGCATATCTCTACAAGCCTGGCGGAGGTAGACGACTGGATGATAACAACACAATAGAGTGGTTAAACCCAGCCAAGATAATGTGGGATCCTACGGTTGTGCAAAAGATGATTGACTTTATTTTTACCAAAAAGACATATGCGGATGTGACGGGCCAAAAGGTAAGGTACATTCAATCAAATGGCAAAGTAAAATATATTCCACTTGATGAGATTACGCCGATTCATGACCTAAGCAGCAACATGAATGACAATTATTATGTTGGCATATCCCGCGTGGATGCGCTGTATAAGATCATCTGCAACAGCGAGGAAAGTTTGGACGGTAAAAACATTAACGTTCGCTTCAGCAAAAAGTGGATGGTATCTGGGAAGCAGGACCCTAATAATATCACAGAACTACCAATGGCCGAAAAGGAAAAGCAGGACATTGAAGATAAGGTTGAAAACGGAAAATCAGTTCAGGCTAACAAGTCACAGATCGACATTAAGCGCTTCACCGACAATGCACAAAAGCAAGGATTCGATGAAATGTTTTCGGCTGATCTTTATTTGATCGGTAAAATGTATAACATTCCCCGTGATATAATTGAAGCGTATTCTGCCAACTCACGCGGTGCAACATATGAGAATCAGGAAAAAGCAATGGTTAGGCATATTGAGCATAGCTTAAAGCCTAAAGGTGAGGAATTAATGGACTCATTGGAGAGTATTTTAGATATTGATCCAATCGAAATGTCATGGTCACATTTAGCCTGTTACAATGTTTTTGAGGTCGAAAAACAAAATATTGTTAAATTGAAATTGGAAAATGCTATATTAGCACAAGAAAATAAATTAGATTTGTCAAACTTTCCACCAAATATTAGTATAGCGTTATGATACAGCCTATTGACTTTCCTGGACGCAATGTCATATTTGCAGAAAATCAGCCGGAGTATAATCCATTGCCGGCCATACGAAACGAAGATGGCGAAGTGATTATTTGTTTCGGTATTGATGCGGTTGATTTGGAACGGATAAAACAAACAAAGTGTATTTATTTAAAAGTTCTTACATTTAACCAACCGTTGCAGCCGTTAAGCATGGTTAGTGACTTGTCGGATTATATTGAATTAGTATGAGTAAAAAACAAACCGTGCCAAATACGGCACCAAAGCCAACCGAAACGCCAAAAGCGCAACTGGCTGATAAAACTAAGGCGATGACAAATGGGGCAATAGTGTATAAAGATGGGATTCAGCCCATTAGTTTGAAATAATTGGACATAAACAACAGCCTAAAAAGTAACATGCACTTAATTGCCAAAATAATATTATCGCTATATATGCTACTTTTATTTGTGGCAAATTCAGGTATATTTACCCGCAAATCAAAATGAGAGTAAAAATCCCCAAATTCGCTAATAAGTCCGAAACGTTCGCATATCTGCGTAAAAACGTGTCGACTATTATCGCTCAAAAAAAATCACTTCCAATTAAGAGTGATATTTTTGATTATGGGTGTTTGCCAGTAAATGAGAAGTCGCGAATTAAAACAGACGGCTCAATGTTGGGGCCTGATGAGATTGAAGTTAATGCCATTGCTAATCTTTCCGGGTGGTGCGATTCATATATGGACGTGATGATTAAAGACAATTGGAACAAAACAATTAGCGATAAGTCGATTGTTTACCCACTTAAGAATCATGATTATAGCACCGATAGCATAACTGGTAAAAATGCGGAGTTATATACGAAAATGCTTGACATGGCATATTTCGGAATTACTTCCGATGTCACCAAAGCCCAGGCGTTACTAATGCGTTTCATATGTGCTAAGGAGTATGACCCGAAAACATACATTCTATATCGCGACAACCAAATAAAACAGCACTCAATCGGCCTGCGCTATATTCAGATTGTTCTTTGCCTTGATTCGACACTCGATGAAGATGTGGCATATAAAAAGAATTGGGACAAGTACTACCCAATAGTGATAAATAAAGATGTGGTTGACACCTATCATTATTTTTTCGCTGTTATCGAAAGTCAAATACTTGAAAATTCTTGCGTTCTTTTTGGCGCAAACGAAAATACTGGTGTGTATAGCACATCAAGCAAGGCCGCTGATAAAGCACCTTGCGACGACGATGACGACAATCCGTTAGACCCGGACGACGACGACATCGAAACAGCCGCTGATAAAGCACTGAAAGAGAGTAGAAAACGAATTCTTTACATTTAAACTATCACAAAATGTTTAAATACAAATCACACGCCGAAATTAAGGCGATGACAGATGCCGAACTTGAAGTTTATACGGCTGCAAAAAAGACTCATGAAGATGAGGTGCAGGCTAAAGCTATTAAGGATGCGGTAGAATCGGCAAAGGCAGAAGCTAAAACAGCGGCTGACTTAGCAATTAAAGAGGCAGTCGATAAAGCCAATTTGGCGAGCAAAGCCATTACCGATGACCTGGCCGAAAAGGTTAACAAACTGAATGAGCAAAACGAAAAAGGTAACGGCGCCCAGGAAGGCGCAATTGTAAAATTCTTCAAAGAAACAATTGCGTCAAAGGCAGATGCTATTACCAAAGGCGGTCACCACGCAAACTTGCTGATAAAATCAGCAGAACTGATTGGTTATGCCCGTAAAGCGGCCGCATTGATGACAACTGCTGATGTGTTACCAAATGTTGCAGGAGGCTTTTCGCCGTTATTTGGTAATTACATCGATTACGAAATTGGTCATGTTCCACTGCCTAAAATGATTTTCCTGGGTTTGATTACCGTTATCAATGCTCCTGGCACTGAAACTATCTGGTATTCGGACATGGTAAACGAGCAGGGCGACGCTGCATTTATTGCGGAAGGCTCATTAAAGCCGCTTGTTAGTGCCCAATGGCAGACATACAGCAAGCCAATGAAAGAAGTTGCAGAGCGCTGGAAGCAATCTAAAAGGTTGGCCCTACACGCACCATCTGTAATTTCCGATTTCGCCGAACGTGCCAATATGTACATCGAACAAAAGATTGACGGCGCGATCCTGGTTAATGAAGCTGGCGGAGATGGATTTGACGGACTTAACGATGTTGGTGTACCATTCATCGTTCCATCGACATTGGCGAATTATTACACATTTGCTAACATTTTCGATGTTATCATGGCCTGCGCATCGCAAATTATGCAGGCAAACTTCACCGGGGATTTTACAGCCGTGTTGAATACCGTTTGGATGGCTAAAATGCAAGGTGTTAAGGATTCGCTGGGTAATTACATCATACCGCCGTTCGTAACCAAGGACGGACAAAACGTAGGGCCGGTATCGGTTCAGTTCAGTAATAAAGTTGATGCCGGCCAAATTACCGTTGGTATTTTAACCAATTACGCGCTGGTAATGGCCGAGGGTATCAGCTACGATGAGGGTTACGAAAACGATGACTTCTCAAAGAACTTAATGTCTAAGAAACTTGAGGGTTTTATGGGCAGCAAGTTTAAACCGTCGAATTCAGGTTCAATTATTCACGATGATATAGCAACAATCTTAACCGCGATTGCAGTTCCTGCGGTTTAATTTATGGCAGAAGTACAACAGCAATTCGCCGCATTCGATAGCAAGGCTATGATTGCGGACCAACTGAAAAAAAAGAACACCGTAAAGGGTAAAGACGGTGAAAGTATCGAAGTTGGCGGTATTATCAGGTACAACGAACGTAAGCGAGTTGAAATTATAAAAGCCACCGGGATAAGCAATCCAGATGGCACGGTTCAGCAACTTTACAAAGTTGGCCAAATTATTAATCCCCATAAAATAATGGGGGAGGCTTTAATTAAACAGGGTATCGCAAAGGAGGCGAAATAATCACCATGAAACTGGTAAAACAATTGATAATTTTAATACTGTTTACCTTGTTGG